CTGTGGCAAAAGGAATTATGTATGATATAGAAATAAAACTTAATCCATCGCAGATAAATCTGATACATGATTTGCTCGGCTCGATACCGAAAGAAATCCCCAAAATCATGCGGTCGGCCATAAATACGACCGCCACACAGGCCAGAAACCAAATTGTTAAAAATCTCCTGAAAACTGTCAAACTTCCGGGCAAAATACTGCGTGATGCAATCAAACTGACCCGTGCCACCACTACACGCTGGATTGCAACCATAGATGTTCACGGCAAAAGAATCCCATTGATTTATTTCGGCGCCCGGCAAATCGCCTTCGGTGTGACATACCGTATAAGTGATATCATGGGTCCGGCGCTGGCACGGCGGGCGTTTATTCAGAAGGCAAATAATTTCACCGGCGTTTTTATGAGGATGCAGAAGAAATTCGCCGTTCGGACTTTAAGCGGCAAATGGAAATCGGCGGGCAGTAAAAAAGCAGGATACAGCGATATGGTATCCGTAAGCGGCGGGAAAAACAGGGCAAGACGCTTCACGGGCTCCGAAGGTGATTTGGTGCCCAGATACCCGATTCGATTTCTGCGAGGACCATCGCCGGGGGCATTGCTCGAATCGATGCCCGGTCTGGCTCAGGAAGTAGCAGTTTATGCCGAATATAACCTCGAAAAAAATATAGATGAACAGATTGTAAGGGTGCTGCAAAGAATGAAAATCGCCGCAGAAACAGCGGCATAAAGGAAAATTCTAAGCACTAAATTCTAAATCCTAAACAAATTCAAATGTTCAAAATAAAGAAAAATTCAAAACGAGCTACGAGATACGAGCCACGAGCGACGAATCATGGGTGATTTTTGCTTAAAATTCGATGGGACCGGATATGTCGATACCGGCAGTGCCTTCAACACCGTTATGAAGGATAGCTTTTCGGTAAATTTATGGTGCAGGCCGTCTGACGGCATTAAAGCACTGCCGCAATGGATAATGACCAATGCGGCGGGGACAGGCAATTATTGTGAAATCGCAATCAATGCGGACACAGGCGGACTCATGGCCGAATACGCAAGCAATAATCAGGCGGTTGATATTGTGGAATCAGGGGCCGTGTTTACCGACGGCATCCAGGAATGGACCATGCTCACCATCGTTATTACAAAAGTTTCCGACATCCTGGCAAATCTGGATTTGTATGTTAATGGTGTTTTGAAGGCAACATCGGGAAATCATAGCTGCGTAATGGCTGATTTTAATGCCGGTATGAATATGAAATTAGCAACTTACGGCAGCAGTTTGTATTATGAAGGTCTTCTCGACGATTACCGGATTTATCCAAAGGCATTGTCTTTATCTGAAATTCAGGCAATTTATAATAGCGGCATAGGAACGAAATATACCGCCGCCGCAGCCCAAGGCGGAGCTGCTTCTTATGCAATCAACTGTGATGAGGGGTTCGGCCAGATTGTAACCGATGCGGTAAATGCCCTTGTCGGCTCATTATATGGCGGGGCCGGCTTTCTCGATGGCGGAACGCCCATCGATGCCGATGACCCGATTGTTGAATTGATAGCAGAGAATATCGAATCGGCCATAAATGCCGTAACAATCGCCAACGGCTACCACCAAACACTTACGGCCCTTAGACCAAGACGCAACGATTTCTCCGATGTGGCGCCGAACGACTTAACTGTACTTATAAAACAGGCGGACGAAGAACAGGGGATGAACCCTTTGGAAACACAGGACTGGCAGCAGCCGTTTCTTTTGATGGCGTTTGTTATCGACAGCGACACCGCCACGGCCTCAATCGATACCCGAATCAATCAGGCGCGGGCGGATATTCAAAAAAAGCTGCTCCTCGATACTACAAGAGGCGGATATGCCTACGACACAGTTATACTGCCCTCGCAGGAGTTCGATGACGGAAATGGCTTTTCAGGGATAGCGGTAAAAATTGCAGTGAAGTACAGAACTAATTATATGAATCCTTACGCGAAGGCGTAAGGGAATTGATTATTGTCTATTGTCTATTGACTATTGACAGGATTACAGGATAAAACGGAATGAAAAAAATCCAGTTATCCTGTCTAAAAAAAGTGAAAGGAATAAAAAATGGCACTTTCAGCACCACTTTTAACACGAAAACGTGTTATCAAGGTCTCTTTGGAAACGACAAAAGGCTCGGTTGTGACGCCGGCAACGGATGTGCTGGTCTTTGACCTGCAGATAAATCCGACAGCGCCTTTCGAGCAGAGAAAAGGCTCCGGCCTGTTTCTGGGCGCCGGTTCACCCGGTGTACTTGCCGAACGAAGCGGACAATGCACATTCAAGGCAGAACTCTTGGGCAACGGCTCGCATGGACTTGATGCAGGACTTGCAATACTATTGCAGGCAGCCAATTTCGCCAAGAGCAGCGAAACTTATCAAAATACATCTTCGGTGTCTTCGCAGAAATGCATTTCGATAGGCGTGTCGGAGGATGGAGTATTTAAGGAACTTATTGGAGCAATGGGCGAAGTATCCTTTGACGGCACGGCAGGCGGGCGGGTAATACTCAGCTTTGATTTTAAGGGCATCTGGGTCGCTCCTACCGATGTGGCGCTGCCGGCCTATGCACCTTCGACAAGAGCTCCTCTGCGGATGCAGTCAGGGACATTTACACTGGCAAGCCTGGCCATCAAAATCTCAAAGTTCAGTCTAAAGATGAATAACTTAGTAACAATGAGAGGCGATGTTACAGGGGTAGGCGGGATTGCACATTACCTGATTGGCGACTACGACCCTGAAATATCAATCGACCCGGAGGCGGACCTGGTTGCCGGGTATGATTTCTTCGGTTCATACCTTGCAGGAACGTCTGCGGCATTATCGCTTGTTGTGACCGACAGCACCGACATCGTGACCTTTACAATACCAAAAGTTCAATATAAGGATATTAAGGAAGGCGACCGGGGCGGAATCCAGATTTACGATATCACCGGCCAGTGCCTGCAGACAAGCGATACAGTCGATGCGGCGGTGAAATTCGTTGTAACTTAAAAAGCGTATCTCGTGAATCGTGAATCGTGAATCGTATCTCGTTTAAAAAAAGTTTTCACGAGAAAGGATTTTGTATGAATGATTTTGAAAAAATAAAAGAGGCGGTTTTGAAGAATCGAGGTGGGCTCGAAGCAGCGACCGATGACCAGATATTTTTGATTTGGAATGCACTCGATGCCCAAACACAGGAAAAATACTTGGATAGTACAAAAAAGAATCCAGACACCAGAAAACAGACACCAGAAAACAGACACCAGAATCCAGTTTCTGGAGTCTGAGGTCTGAATTTTATTTTATAAGGAGCGTAGCGACTTATGCCAATTTGTTGTGACCCGAATGAAACCTTTACCATTGTTCTGAAAAGCGACCAGAATAAACCCGTTGAACAACAGCCGCGATTCATATTTCATTATCTGACGGGCAGGCAGTGGAAGGAATGCGACAGAATCAATGAGGATGCCGGTAAATGCAAAACTAATGCCGAAGGGTACGATATGGTCATCTCAGGGGTTAAGCTCGGCCTGAAAGGCTGGGAGAACCTTACAAACAGGGATGGTGAGGCGATTCAATATGACCCGGCTAATCTGGATTTGGTATTAACCATCTCTGAGGCGTGGGAGCTTTTATTTGGACTCTTAGGCAATACCCGCCTGCAGCAAGAGGATAAAAAAAAATTAGACTCGCAATCGGACTTGCATACGGAAAGCTCTGCAGCGAATGCAAAGGCATAGCTAAATGTACGGATAAACCGAGTGAGCAATTGCCCCTTGAGATGAGGTGTCTGGCTTGTAACGGCAAAGGATGTGATGAATGTCAGAACAAAGGAACAATAAATATAACGGATTGTCCGCTGGAGATTATAACTTTGGACGTCTGGGAAATCATTGAAATGGCGAATTTATATATCGAACATGGCCTGCCGCCGGTTGCCGGCGGGCAGTTGGAACAGACAGCCGGTTTTCTCGATGCGGCAAGGTTTATAACGAACGAAAAGAAACACTGGGAAGAAAAATTCTAAGCACTAAATTCTAAATCCTAAACAAATTCAAATGACCAAAATAAAGAAAATTCAAAATAAACGAACGACGAGATACGAGCGACGAGCGACGAATTATGGCTGAACATGGTGTTGACTTAATAATCAGGGCAAGGGATGAGGCGAGCGAAAAACTCGGCAATATCCAGCGGAACTTCACTTTAATGGCAAAGGGATTTTCCGCTGCCGCAGCATTGAGGATAGGCGAGTTCGGAATTATAGCGGCATATCGGGCGTGGGGGGTGGAACAGGCCAAGATTTCAGGCAATTACACAGATATTCTGCAGGCGGAGTTAAAACTCAACGATGCAATCAGAGATACGGCCCGTGCGGTGCCGGTTATCGGCAAGGGAATTGCCGCGATGATGGAGGCATTCGGTAATGATGAGGCGCTAAAAAATAGTATCAAACTCGTGGAAAAGATGAGGGATGCAACGGCTCAGGCAGCCAAGGAGGCAAAGGACTGGTCTTTTAACGCCAAAATCATGGCTGCCCAGGCGGCGGGCAGACCGCAATCGGAAATCGAGGCGATGCAGTTCGGGCGAATCGGCGAAGGCAGGCAGCAAAGAATAGATGAATTGACAGCAATTATTGAAGAAGGTCAACGTAAATTTCGAGAGATGAAAGAGTTAGAGGATGTCCAAAGTCGAAGGACATTCACAGAAATGGCAACCGGCTATAAACCGCCGGTGGACCGTACCAAAAGCGCCGGCATACTGGCTGAAATGATACCCGCAAAAAGAGAACTGGAGGCCTTAAAAAAGGCCAATGCTGAAGCGAAGGCGGCGGAAGAACAGCGAGTAGCCAAACTCAGGAACGATGAAGAGGAAAAAAGAAAGGCGGATGCAAAAAAACGGTTCGACTGGAACGCAGACCAGGAATACAAATTATATGAATTGAAATTGTCCCTCCATGATAACGAATATGAAAAGCAGATAGGGATGATAAATCTGCGCTATAACGAGGAGGTTAAGAAGGCCAGGGAATTAGGCTATGCAACAAGCGGCATCGAAAAAAGACGGCAGGCGGAATATCAGCTCATAGAAAAGGGCAAAATGGACTGGGAACAAAAACAACAGGAAACCACCCAGGAACTGATGCTGGGATTTATTAAAAATAAAAACGACCGTGAGATTGCCGCAATCAATCTTAAATATGACCGGGAAATCCAGAAGGCAAAAGAGCTTGGTATGAATACCGACTGGATTGAAGAGCAAAGGGCAATCGCTCTTTTGCAGGCACAAATGGGCAGAACTGGCGTAAATCCAAACAGACCCCGATTCGATGAGAGAAATTTCTTTCGCTACGGCAACGGAGAAGGGGCATCGGCAGCGGATTATACGCAGGTGACGGCAAAGAATACTGAAAAGACTACGGCAGCGGCGGAAAAAACCGCCAAGGCAGTGACAGATTTGTTTAACTGGCTGCGCTCGAGGCCGCCCGGCAGCGTTGCATCTTTGACGGCATCGGGATTTGATGTATAGGGAAAAAGATGAATATCGAAGACTGAACACTGAACTTTGAATTTTGAAGGAATAGAATAAGACTGATTTACGAGATACGAACGACCAGCGACGAGCGACGAATTATGAGCATAATAAATGTAGTTGAAGACTGGCGGGAAAGGCGAAGCATCGGAGACGTAAAAAGCGGCGGGCAGGAATACCGCGTCTTTACGGTGCTGTTCGACGAGGGAGATAATCCGATTATCCGGCCATGCTTAGCAAAGAATGCGCCGGGCGTGCCGATATTTTACGAGACACATCCATCTGACCCATACTGTTATGTCCAAAATAAAACGGCTGAGGCGGTAAGCCCGTTTATGTTTAAGGTGACGGTGCAGTACGGCTACGCAGAAGGAGCAGGCGGCGCTCCTGATGTTACGAATCCCTTAGAGCAGCCGGACCTGTGGAGTACGGATTTCGAGGTGCAGAACGTCCCTGTTGATTCGGCTTATGCAGTGGGCACGCTTTTCGGTACTGCAATAGGCGACGTATTCGACAGCGGCGATGACCCGAAATGGCCGATTGTAAACTCGGCGGGAGAATATTTCGACCAGCCGATTACTGAGCAATTCTATGATATAGTCAAAAGATGCGTCTGCAACAGAAGCGGATGGAATGATTTATTTGTGGCTGAATATATAGGAACTATCAATAACCAGGTGTGGAAAGGATGGCCGGCATTTACGGCAAGATTATCACGATGGTCGCATGAACAACTGCAGGCAGGGGATTTAATATATTATCGGCATTCTCTGGAATTTCGCATCAGATGGGATGGATGGCTGAAAAAAACATTAGACACGGGTTATAACGAGGTCTGTGCGGTAGATTCCGGCCATCCTGACGGTCTTACGGCAATACAGAGAGACGGAATTGATATAACCACGCCGGCAAGATTAGATGGGACAGGTCATGTCCTGACACCGGGTAATTCGAACGTTTACCGATGCTTTAGAACGGTGAGGACAAGAGATTTTAATAATATTAATGTATAGAAAAAAGAAGAATTCAGAAAACAGGACACAGAACTCTGAATGATTTGAAATAAGACAGTCTTAAATCTTTATTCTGAGTTCTGAATTCTGAGTACTGAATACTGGAGTTTTAACAATGGCAAATAAAATATGGCTGGGAAATGATACGGGTAATGAAGGTGACTGGGCGACTGCAGCAAACTGGAGTCCTTCCGGCGTGCCCACAGACGGAGATGATGTATTTTTAACAAACAGCAGTCAATCTGTTACAGAAGGATTCAATCAATCGGCAGTTGCACTTGCCAGTCTGAATATCGACCAAACCTTTACGGGGGCAATAGGAGATGCCTCTAATTATCTGCAAATCGGAACTGCCATATTAAATATCGGCCTGTATTTAGGCAGCGGAGTTCCGCAGGGTTCCGGCAGGATAAAAATAAATCTGGGCAGTACGACTACTGCAACCGTTAATATTTATAATTCAGGCCAGTCGCTTGATACAAATCTGCCGGCAATACGGTTATTAATGGCAAAGGCCGCAGATACCGTCAATATCCTCAAGGGTTCGGTCGGAATCGCCTGCCAGGCGGGCGAGACAAGCACTGTAGGCACGATAAATACAAACGGGGACGGCAAAACATGGATTGGCGCAGGTGTTACACTGACCACACTTACGAAAAATGGCGGTGCGGTACAGATGGAATGTGCGGCCACAACCATCAATAACTATGCAGGTGATTTAAAGATATTCGGCACAGGCGCTATAACGACCCTAAATGCCTTCGCAGGAAACGTTGAAAGCAGTTCGGCAGGGACAATAACAACGGCCAATGTACGCGGGCCGGCAATTGTGGACTTTACAAAATCGCTTGTCGCAAGGACCGTAACAACGCTCAATCTGTCGAATGGCGGGACAATTAAACGGGATACGGCAGTTGTTACTATAACTACACTGAATGTTACTGGAGTGGAAACGCTGAAGGCAGCATAGAATAAGGAATCAGAATTAAGTACCCAGTACTCAGAAGGATTATCCTTATTCTGTGTTCTGTGTTCTGTGTTCTGAATACTGGTTATGACTCTTATAGGTTTAACATCCAGGGATGCACGGATAACAAATGATGCCCTGAGACATTATCAGCGGCATAAAAACGATTATGATATGCCGGTCGGCAGAAACCGTCGGACGGCAGCAGGCGGCACAAAAATTTATAAGGCATACTGCAAGACGGCAGCCGGTGCCGCAACGACAATTACCTGCTACAAAGATACAGATGCAACTGGTGATGAAATCGAGGTTAATTGCTCCATTGCGGGCGGCGGAACTCTTAATGCGGCGATACCGAGACTTTTAGACGGCACTTTGATTTTTGTCATAAAGATTGGTGATGACTGGCACTGCCTGACAATATTCCAGGCCTCCGTGCCCTGCGTTTGCGATACGGAGGCATAAAATGGACTTAACAAACTGCGGAGAATGTGTTAATGTCCCGCCATCAGAGGGGATTTTATATTCCTACAAAATAATTGGTGACCCCGTTGCCTGTCTGAACGGGCAATCCTTTGATTTGGAGTTTACAACTGAACCTGGTGATGGCGTTTGCAGGTGGACTAAGTCCGTTCCATGTGAGTTTACTATGGAGTATTATCCTGACCCAAACTGTACTGGGGATTTAGTTCAGTCCGATGATATTACCGAAATCATAATTGACTGGAACGTTTATGGCGATGGGAGAAAAGAATTAAAAGTCTGGTTTGATAGCATAGTACCAGCAATGGAAGGGAGACCTGCAAACACATATTACAATCGGCTTTTTTTAGGCGATACAGAGGATTGTGAGGATTGCGTGCCTTGCGACCGTGATGCGGTTATTCCCAATACAACAAATTGTGGTAGCAGCGGCGACCCTATCGCAATAGCCCAGGGGGGTTCGGCAAGGGTTTTTGAACCGACAGTAGCCGACAAAACCTTTGTTCTGCCTGCCCAAAGAACTTATGCGATGGAAAAATCCTCACCAGTAAATGCAAAATTTGATAGCGTTACAAATAAGGCTGAGGTTATAGAAAATTCCTGTCTGCCCTGTTTAACCTCGACAAGAAAATACGTTACGGTAGATTTTTCTTATACACCGCCTACACCGACACCGACTCCTACGCCAACACCTGGGCCCACACCTACACCAACGCCTGAGCCGACACCGACGCCAACGCCTGAACCGACACCAACACCAACGCCAACACCTGAACCGACACCAACGCCGACGCCTACGCCGATACCTACGCCGACACCTACGCCGACACCGACACCGACACCGACACCGACACCGACGCCTACGCTTCCTACGCCGACACCGACACCAACACCTACGCCAACTCCAACGCCGACGCCAACTCCAACCCCTACGCCACCGCCGACTCCCTCGCCAACTGGCGATATGGGGGCGTGCTGTTATGAGGCAAGAACTATTTTTCAGGAAGTGCCTGAAGGCGGGTGGGATAATGTTTGTACCGGCTGTGTTTGCGATGACGAATATATGGAGGGATGTGCCGTAAAATGTCCCGGAGTTGCTTTCTATTGTTATTATGAAGCATTGGGCTTATATTGCGTACCTTATACATCTTGTTCGTGTGTTTATACATTTAGGATGCAGAATTGCTCTGAATAAAAATATATGAAAGAATGTCAAATTAAACGTGAGCCAAAAAAAGTAGCCGTTATTGGTGAGGACGGAGTCATCACTGAGGTTATGGTAGAGGGCAGTGTCTGTAAAAGACTTCAGGCAGAACTCGGAATTACGATGCTTATATCTGACAAATCCTGCGAACATTGTACAGAGGAATATTATCAGAATATCAAAAAAATGATGCAGGATGCCAAACAGAAAAAACTGCAAAAAATAGAAAACGAAAAAAAGGATATTAAAGATTTCGGGAATAAAACAAAGGAATTATACAGAAAAACAATCGACTTGCTCAGGGCGGGGAAAAGATTTGTTTCTGACGGCCTCAAGCTGGTAGATGAGCAGGAATTTGCGGAACGTCAGTTATGCTGCCTGGTAAATTGTAATTCTAAAAATACCTGCAAATACTGCGGCTGTGTCCTTGGATTAAAGGCACGAATGAACAGCGAAAAAAGCTGCCCGAATAAAACGACATATCCAAACTTAAAAACATACCCGCCGAGAAATTACTGGCAGGTCTGCAAGGAAACAACGAGCATAATCATAAGCGTTGCACCTAACGAAAAACATCTGAATCAGACACTTCAAAGCCTGCTGAATAATGCGACTGGGAAAATAGAAATACTGATTGGTCTCGATGGGTGGGATACAGAAGTTTTAGCCGATGAAAAAATAAAAGTGATAAAATCGCCGCAGCGCATTGGACGGCGCAGGATGAGCAATCGGCTTGTTTCCGAATCGAAGGGGGAATATCTACTTGAAATTGATGCCCATTGTATAATTTCAGAGGGATACGACACAAAACTTAAATGCTCCTGTCTATCTGATATGATTGTCGGCTGCACAATGAGCAGTATCAATGAGGAAAAGTGGGAATCAAATCATAATAACTGGTTAGGCGGGTTTATAAATAAAGACCTTCGCTGGCGATGGTGGAACAGATTAGCTTATGATAAAAGACAAACAGAGGAAGAGGTGTTTTGTTTTCAGTCGGCCTGCTGGATGATAGATAGAGAAACATTTTACAAATTCGGCGGACACGATGAGGATTTGGGCAACTGGGGTAATGAGGATTTGGAGTGGTGGCTGAAAATTCAATGCGGCGGCGGAAAGATGGTCGTCAGAAATGATGTACACACGGCACATCTTTACCGCAGCAAATTTCCGTACCCGTTGCAGGTAAATATTAAGAAAGATGTTGAAGCTTTACGTAACAGATGGAACGGCTCGAATCCCCTGCAAAAACTAACAATTGAACAAGTCGTGGATAAATTTAGAAATAAATTTGGCGTACTGCCAAGCTGGGATGAAATTAACAAGGTTGAAAATATACCCGGCTCAATTTTACAGGCGGACTGGGATTTAATTTTATGGTTTATAAGGCAAAACGAGATAAAAAAAATTATTGAATTTGGCGCCGGACAATCCACGGAACTATTTGAAAAGATGGGGCTGAATGTAATCTCTTACGAAACACAACAAAAATATATTGACCAGTCGAAAGCAAAAAATGCAAGGTTTATTTTGTGGGACTTAACGGTGCCGGTCTTCCCGGAAGGATTCAATTTTGTTTTTATAGATGGTCCATTTGGCGGCGAAAACAGAGAACCGGCCTATCGGGCTGCTGTTCAGGATGGAGTTCAATATATAGCGGCGCACGACACGAATAGAGCGGCAGATATGCAATGGGTAAATAAATATTTGAAGGGATGGGTTAAGATTGCGGGCAATACGAGAACAAGTATCTTTCAGCGGCAGCAAGGATGCCGCATATAAACTTTTCATCACCCTCCTCCAAAGGCCGCTCGCTGAAAGGCGGCGGCCTTTTAATTGATTATTTACTATTGATTATTGATTATTAAGTGGAGTAAGACTGAATGATCTATAGCCACAGATTACACAAATGGACACAGATAAAAAAAACAGTGAAATCTGTGTTAATCTGTGTCAAAAAATTGTGACTTTGTGTCTTAGTGGTGGATAAAAAATCATGAAAGTAGGGCAAAAGTATTTCAGGTTTATTGATGGCAAACAGGTGCCTTTTCACCACGGAGCTAAAGGCGCTATAATGATAGGCAAATTTATCGGACTTGACGAATATGACTGGTTCATCTTTGAAATCGGCAGAAAAAAAGTGTGCTGGCTGATGCCTAATGATAATGAATTTCGGGAAGCACAGAAGTAATGTTTTGATACAACTTTAGTTTTTAACCACAAATGAACACGAATATTTTTTTCAATAATTTAAACAAGTTTCCTCGGACATTCAATCAATCACCTCCACCGGCTCTAAAAGAAATACCGTATGTTGTGCGCCAACAGTATCTTGATATTGTTTCGTGCCTGTGATTTTGAATGATATATTCTCTATTTTCAATGGAGTATCATCGGCAAAACCTGAGGTCTTGATGCCTTTAATCCACAAAATCTTTGTTGAAATAAGAGACCTTTCGCCCTCTATATATCGAACTCCAGAAGAATTATAACGAACTTCTGCAGGAGTATAAAATGATAAGGTTGCCAACATATTATTTTCATCAATCACTTGTCTAAGCCTGCCTGTTACAATTCCCCCTACGCTAATTTGACCGATTTGTCCAACACTTAAGGGCAACCTCAAACCGGTTATATCTTTACGAAATACTGTATTTGGTTTGAGATTGTCTGGTATTGAAATGGAAGTATTAGCATCTTTGCAAAGTTTATATAATATTTCGACCTGTTTTTGCAACATATCGATTTGTTCTTTTTGCTTAGCATTTTTGGCTTCAAGTTGGCGGATTTTATTTTGCTGCTCAGTGGTATTCTTTTGAAGTTCACCTCCGGTTTGAGATTGTTCCTTGTTTTCAAGTCTTAATTTCACAGCATTTTGACGTAGTTTCTCACAGACCCGTTTCAATTCGGCATTCTCGAAACGAAGTTTTTCAAGCTCGTTTGGCTCGCTTGTCCAGGCTGAGGCACAGAATATTAACATTGATAACATCACGAAAGGTTTCATTTTTTCTCCTTTTTTTAATTTCAGCTTTATTTTATCAACAAATCCCCTATCATTGACGATATATGTTGTAGATTTCCCAAACAAAAATAAGACAAATATCATGGAGGAATTTATAAACCATTATAAAGAAGGGATGATGAATTGCAAGCGAAATACATTGATTTTGAAAAAGAATTATATATTTTTGAGATTAACAAGATTTTGCGGGCCTGTCTGACAGATGTTTCTTTGATTCTTTTGAAAGAATTACGACTTGCTCTGCTATCTGGTGAATTAAAGACTCAAGGGTCGATTCAGAAAATTCCTCATCACTAAGTAACCTTGCCTGAATTTCTATTGGTAATTGAATCCATAAACGAGCAAGGGCTTCCAACACGTCCGTTTGTGGTTGTTTCCGGCGTGAACAAACGGCCTTAAATTTTTCAGCCAATTCAGGCGGAATATGAGCAACTAATTGCACTTTTCCTTTTTGTGTTGTCATTATCATAAAAATATACCAGATTATAAGTCCTTGCAATATAAACCTTTATAAAAATATATACAAATATTTATAAAAATATAAATTTTTATGTTGACATAGCCGATATATAACTGTAATTAGGAAGCCTTAAATAATTATTAGTTATCAGTATTTAGTTTGGCTCCTCCTTGAGATTCAATGCATTATAGGGTTTTGAAAAAAGATTGTCAAGTTAAATCGGGAAAAGGAAGGTATAAAGTGAGATTAAGTAAACAAAAGAGAACACAAGAACATAAGGTACAAGGAGGCTGCGAAAAGGGATTTGTTTCAATTTTAGACATTGCCAGGGAACGAAAATGTAATGTCCGCACGGTTTTATCGCGAATTAAGGATGGCGAGTTTCCGCCATTGCCGGTTAATCAGCAGAAAAAATATAGGCACTTTCGCCTGCTGGGCTGGCCGCGTGCAACCCTTGAGGCGTTTTTTACGGAACAGGGACGACTGGCGGCTCAGAAGAATATTAAAAATTAAATATCAAATATCAAAATTGCAGAATTAAGAACATTTGCACAAAAAAATATGCATTATCTGACTTATAAATACAGGGCATATCCAAATCGTGGAACTCGCAAAAGAGCCATAAAAACCATGATTATATTAAAGAACATCTGGAATATTGCCCTCAAGGCATGGAATGATAGTTATCAGGCTTCTTTGGTGAATTCGCAGATAAAACCAATACGTTCTTTTCATCAATTATATTATCTGATTAGAAAAAGAGAACATCCTGAATTTCAAAGATTAAATGCTCAATCTATGCAAGATGTGCTTATTAAATTAGAAGGTTCATGGCATTCATTTTTTGCATTATATAAGAAAGATAAAACCGTACGGCCACCACAGGAATGCAGTTTTTGCGACCACATGACTTTTCGTAATACGGGCACAAAATTAAAGGGTAATAATTTATATATTGTGAATATAGGCAAATTCAGATTAAAATTACATCGCCCCTTGATGGGGGAAATTAAAACAGTGACCATAAAGTTAAAAAATGATAAATGGTATGCTTGTTTTACATGCGAATTGCCTGATGCTGCTACAGTTCAAACGGGTGAGGGGATAACAAATCTAACATTTGAAGATGGATTATTTATCAAAGATGAAGAAAAGACAATATTATTTCCAGAATTCTATTTTAACGATATATCAACTCTTCGAAGATTAAGCCGCTCCTTGAGTCGGAAGAAAAAAGGCTCAAAAAATCGAGTAAGAGCAAGATACCGGTTACATAAATGGCATGAGCATATAGCTAACAAAAGATTGGTTTTTTTGAATAATACAGCTAATTTTTACGTCAACAACTTTGCCACGATTAATATACCTAAAATCCCCTTAAAAAAGGAAATTCAACAAGCCACGCACAGCAGGACAGCGATGAGACTTTGCGATGCGAGCTTTGGTATATTCTGTAATTTATTAAAACAAAAAGGAGAAAAAAATAAAACAGAGATTATCGAACATGCTCTTTCAAAAGTTTAAAAAAAATGGTCTGTGTAAGACCATATTGCTTATAAGTCTCTTATTTGAAGAGATTTGCAATAAAACTACACATACACTATTGTGTATGACCTCGATTTGAGGGGTAGATACAACCCAAGATATGTGTGGAAATTATCAGCACAAATTGTGTATGACCTCGATTTGAGGGGTAGATACAACATAAAATAAAATTCAGACACCAGACTCCAGAAACTGGATTCTGGTGTCTGTTTTCTGGTGTCTGGATTCTTTTTTGTACTATCCAAGTATTTTTCCTGTGTTTGGGCATCGAGTGCATTCCAAATCAAAAATATCTGGTCATCGGTCGCTGCTTCGAGCCCACCTCGATTCTTCAAAACCGCCTCTTTTATTTTTTCAAAATCATTCATAAGACGAGGTGTGAATTATGTTTGTGATTATGAGAAAAAAGAAGCTCGAAAAAATCAAAACCGATTTTTTAGTGCAGGGATTTCACGAGGGCGTGGCATCCGCCCGAAAGGAAATGGGCGTTGAAAAGGAGATGTTCAAAAAACTTTTCAATGAAAATATGGTGCTAAGAGAAAAAATTGCAAAAAGAGTCGCCGCAGGTGCGGTGGAAATACGAGACTGAATACGGACTACAGACTACGGACTACAGACTTCTGTGTTCTGTGTTCTGAGTACTGAATTCTGACTACTTTTTTTGAGATTAAATGTGTTCGAAATTATTGGAACTGTCGTAACCGTGATAGCCGTTACAGGCGTAATATTCAATAACCATAAGATGACAAGCTGCTTTTATCTGTGGATGGTCAGTAATACCCTGTCGGCAGTAATACATCTGCATCTTGAGTGCTACAGCCTTTTTACGAGAGATGTTATCTTTCTGGTACTGGCGGTGCATGGACTATACCAGTGGCGGAAAACGCCAAATCCTAAGCACTAATATCTAAATTCTAAACAAATTCAAATGATTAAAAAACGAAATTCAAAACAGAATATTAAAAACAAAAACTCTGCTGTGACAAAAGAATTGATTAATGATTATTGACTATTGACTAATGACTATTGATATGACGCATAACGATATACGCAATACGCATAACAAGATACAAGCGACGAGCGACGAGCGACAAGCTGCGAGCGACAGTATTATCGCCGACCAGAAAAAAGCCGCCAAATACGCCGGCGTCTCTGACAGGACTATCCGTCGCTGGGTTAAAGAAAAGATGCCCCTGACCAACAAAGGCCATTACATCAAACACTTTCTTGATGTATGGAAACAAAACGATGGCAAGCCCCCTACCGAAGAGAAAAACCGCCAGCAGAAGGCAGAGGCCGAATACAAGGAGCTAAAAACCAAACTATTGCAAATAGAATTCGATATTAAGACGGGTAAACTAATCCCCCTTGAAAATATCCAAAAAGACAGAATACAGAAAATCCAGATGGTTAAACGGGCATTGCTCGGCCTTGGAAGAAAGCTGGCAAAAAATCTCACTGGCCTAAATGAGCCGCGTGAAATACAGGCGATAATCGACCAGGAAGTTAAGGGAATAATTGAAGGATTTGCTTCGTAAGAAATTATTAGCCACAGATTACACAGATGGACACAGATTAAAAAACAAAAGAGTATAAAAATGAAATATATCATTGCATGTATAATTGAATTCGTAGGCATTATGTTTTTAATTATTGCCATAATTTTATGCTATTTTAAGAATGTTTTCACAGGGATAGCAGATAAATTGAATGAAAAAGCAAATAAAATCTGCAAAAATAATTTTTAAAAATCGGTGCAATCAGTGAAATCTGTGGCTAAAAATACCTGGACACCAGAAGAAAAGGCAGCGTGGAAACTGCCGGATGATTTGACCGTCAGCCAGTGGGCGGACAAATACCGCATACTCGGCAATACATCAAGCGAGGCCGGTCCCTGGCATACCAGCCGAACACCGTATCTCAAGGGGATTATGGATGCATTCAGCGACCCGGCAGTTGAACGAATCACTATAATGGCCCCGCCGCAATCGGGAAAAACCGAGGCCATACTCAATATGATTGCCTACGTAATCGACCAGGAGCCCGCCCCGGCAATGTACGTCATGCCCAGAGACAAAGACTACGCCTATATCGCTGGCCATCGGCTTATTCCCATGATTGAGCAATCCCCTCAATTATACCGCCACACCACAGGCCGATTGTGGGACCTTGCAACCGAGGAAATTAATCTTGACAGAATGACACTCTTTCTGGCGGCATCGAATTCACCGGCGGGACTTGCAATGAAGCCGATAAAATACCTGTTCCTCGATGAAACAGGCAAATTTCCGCCCATCGCAGGCAAAGAGGCAAGCCCAATCGACCTTGCCCTTAAAAGAACACTCACCTTCTGGGATAGAAAAATCGTGGAGCTGTCCAGCCCGAATATTGCAGGCGACCATATCGATGAAAGTCTCAAATCAAGCTGCCTGCACCGGTATTATTGTAAGTGTGTTCTTTGCGGCGAATTCAGCGAATGGTTTTTCAAAAATCTCAAACTCGAAAAAAATCTGCGTGACCCGGAAATTATCAGACATTCAATAGATTCGGTATGGTATGAATGCCCGTTTTGCCAGGGAAAAATCCTCGAAAAGCAAAAACAGTCGGCAGTCGGCAGCGGTTTGTGGCTGGCAGCTGGCGAAAAGATTGATAAAGACGGTTTAATAACGGGAAAACCGGAAAAAAGCAAATGGCACAGCGGCTTTCATTATACGGCGCTTATAAGTTCGTGGGTGTCGTGGAATGAAATCATGGCCCAGTGGTTTGAGGCCAATACCAACGAAGGGATACTCAAGGGCAAACTCAAGGATTTTACAAATTCGATTCTGGTAGAATCATGGGAAGAGGTCGGCAGAAAAATTGAACAGGGACAGTTAAGAAAAAATATCGGACAATTCAGCAAGGGAACTGTCCCTGATGATTGCCTGATTTTAGTTGCGGGAGCAGATTACCATCAAAGCGAAAGGCAAGAAGTGCGTATTGATTACGAGGTTCGCGGCTTTGGCTATAACGAGCAGAATTTTGTCATTGCCAGCGGCTCGGTTTCAAGTTGGGAGCAGCTCGATGGCGAGGTGCTTCTTAATCCATTTCCCTGGTCGAATCCCGCAAATAATAAACCACAGCTTGCCGTGATGCTGATGCTGGTCGATTCGGGTTTTAAGCCCGATGAGGTCTATCAATACTGCCGCAAAAGACCCTCTGTTACT